ATCCGAGCCACTTCGGCAAGCTGTTCGCGGATGCCGTCCGCCTGAAATTGGTGGAGGTCGTAGCCTCAGCCGTATTGGCGGGCGT